TCAAAATTCCAGGCTCTTTGAAGCTTTTTTCAGGTGCGTCGGACTGAACCGAGCATACACTGCGAACGTCACTTTGGGCGACGAATGCCCCAGATATTGAGCGATTTCCTCGAAGCTCACGCCATCCTCCGCCATCCAGACCGCTGCCGTGTGGCGCAGATCGTGCGGGGTCAGGTCCTCGAGGCCGGCGCGCTTCGCTGCCGCCGCAAACCCCTTCTTCACATTCAGCACCTTGTCGCCAGCGTATTCGATGACGTACGGGGTCTGCGCTGCCTCCTTGGCCGCGTTCAACTCCGCCATGAGCTGGTCGTTGATCGGCACGGTTGCCCGGCGCTTCCGGTTCGTCTCCCCCACAACAGTCAGGTTGATTCGACCGCGCTCGAAGTCGACCCGGTCCCAGGTGAGCCCCAGCAGCGCTGACTTGCGCGCTGCGGTGAGCAACCCGAGCAGGACAAACAGTCGCACGTGTGGCTGTACGCAGCCGTCAAGCAGCTTCCGCGCCTCGGCCTTGGTCAGGTACCGATCGCGTGGCGGCGGGGCGCTGGGGGCCTCGAAGCGCGCCGTGGTGACCTTGTTCCAGTTCAGCCCCTGCCGAACCACGTTGATCTCCTTGAGAATGGTCCCGTCGCTGCGTCCCATGGCCCGGCGATGCTCGGCGTACTCCTCACACAGCTCCGGCGTGATCTGGTCGGGACGCAGGGCGCCGAACGTGCTCTTCGCATTCTCCCAAGCCCCTCGCAGCCGCACGATGTCCCGGATGCGCCCATCCTTGTAGTCGAGATAGGCCTTGATGTAGTCGCCGACCGTCGACCCAGGCGGGGCCGTCAGATCGCGCTCGAAGTCGACTAGGCGGCGTTCCGCCTCTTCGCGGTCTGCGGTACGAAGGGACGCTCTCTCGGTTTCTCCGCGCTCGTTTGACCAGACGGCGTAGAACTTGCCGCGGTAGAGCTTGATCCGGTAGACTGGCATTCTTCGAACTCGCTAACTGCTATGGCGGGGATGCGGATCAGCCGGCCGACCCGGAAATGCCGGAGCGTCCCCAGCTTGATCAGATCCCGTACATGCTGGGCAGATACACCCCAGCGGTCGGCAAGCTCTTCGCTCGAGAATGGTCTGTCGCTCATCCTACCGCCCCCTTCATCATAGGCTCAGCGAGAAACCAGACAAACCCACCTACAGCCCCAATAGCTATGAGGATGAGGTAAAGGCGGCCGGTGCGTTCGAGGCGGCTCATGGTGAAGGCTTCCGTATGGCGGCGGCGATATCGCCGCGATGATCGTGCATCTCGGCAATGGCGGCGCAGCGCACCCGCTCTGCCAAGAGGGCGCGAGCTATCATTATTTCCTGCCAGACCGCGAAGCTATTGCCAGTGTGCTCGCCTACTTCGGCTTCGAGCAGCAGTGTTCCGGATAGGTCGCGGGCGGTCTTCAGTAGATCGTAAGGAACCTCACCCGCCATTTGTGTTCTCCTGAACAGCAAGACGGGCGCGGCGAAAGTCGGCGTGGTTGAGATATATCCAGCCTACGCCTTGGTCGCCTGGTAGCGGCTGCCCGCGATTGTCTAGATCGCCGCTGTCGCCCATGTACTCGGCAAACGGCCTCAGCGCTTCCTCCAGCCTCTTACAGCGAGCTTCGGCGTCCTGCAGTTCATGCCAATGCTTGTTGCTGGTCTGCTTCAGCTTCTCGATCCCGCCGGCGAGGTGGTATCGGTTGAAGGGGCCACCATCGAGCGAATGGAAGTAGCCCTGCGACCCGTACAGCGAATTGTTGGCCTCAGCCACGAGCAACCGCGCCTCATCCCGTTCTGCTTCTAGGGCTTCGATAGCGGAGGCGAGCCTGCGTGCTTCGTCTTCGGTGAAATGCGCCTCGCCGTCGAACTCCGCGCCGATCCGTCCGACAACGAGCGCAGCCAGTTCCTTGTATTCGGTCATGGCTTCACCTTGGCGATTTCATCGAGGTTCATCTGGGTGATGTCGCGCCCGTCGCGATCAAGCAGCCCCACGTAGGCGCCTTCCTCCATCACCGACATCAGGCTTAGTTCCACCACTTCTTCGGGCGACAGGTGCAGCCCGCGACCGTTCGCCATCGCCACTTGGATTGCGATGAAGATATCTCGCTTGTCGCCCATCACTCCCCTCCCATCAGAGCGGAACGAATTCGGGTGGCGTAGTCGAGTTGGGCGGCGGCTTTGGCTGACGGCATGTCATCGAAATAACTGGTGAAACCGCCGCCGTACTTCAGCTTGAACCCGCTTCGGCGCATTCCGCTGTATTCGGTGATGGAGTAGACGCCGAGCGCCGACGACGCGCGGTGCCAATGCTGGCTCTGTTCGGTCCACTCCAGCGCCTTCACCTCTACCTCAGTGGTGGCTCTAGCCTTTGAGGATGCTTCGAGCGAGCGAGTGACGCCGATCAGGTCGCGGATGGCCTTGGCCGCCTTCGTGGCGAAGGTCGGATGGATGGTGACAGCGACCAGCCCGCCGCTAATGTTGTTTGGGCCGCCCTCCAACGCATCAAGCAATACCTCGATCCGTCCGCCCACCAAGGTTTCGCGCAGCGCAGCCTCTATCTCACCCTCAGATATCGAAGGGGAACGGCGGCGCTCACCAGTCGTAGTGTCGTAACAGTCGGGGGAGCAAGTCCAACGGCCATCGGCCAATTCGCAGCCGAAGGCATCGCCGCCATCGACCTGCTCTCGGGTGTCAACGATCCGCCCACAGATACAGCAGTTGGCCGGCTTAAGCTCGCTCATTTCCCCGTCTCCTTGAGGACCAGATACAGCCGATTCTCGCCGCGCCGTTTCGCCGCCTCCATCATCTCTACGAGGAGCGTATGCGGAGCCAAGACGAACCTGCCCTTGTCGTCCTGCATGATTACGAACTCGTTTGGTTCGAGGGGCTTACTTGTCATTGCCCACCTCTGGTTTGAGGGCGGCCACAGCATGGCTCCACGGCGCGTCCTCAATGAAGCGGGACGCCCCCTTGTCTGTGGGGGAGAGGGATCGGATGGCAGCTGCGATCTTCTCGGCCGCACGCAAGCCACCGCTGTCTATCGGGCCGAAGTCGTGCGGATTGCCTTTGATGTCAGCGAAGCACGCATCAGCCACCTTCGCGCATTCCTCGATCACCGCCTCTCTGCTTACAGGGGATGGGGGAGAGGCGACCCGCTGGGCAAGAACGGCCTCGCCGCTCAGCGGTGGCTTGGCCAGAAACGCCTTGATCTCGGACGCCCGGCCGGTGGCTTCGGCGCAGTTCCTCGCCGCTCGACATGCGGGTAACGATCGCTTTCTGGATGAGGTCGTCGCTCAATTGCTGTCTCCCTTTCGGAGGAATGTGTTCCGGGACTGCATCGGCCGCGTGGGCCAGTCGGTCTTGCGGGTGGGGATCTTGGTGCGCTGCTCGGGAGGTTTGCGCTTCGTGCTCCGGACCCGAGATTGCCGCCTCGGGCGGGACTGAACTGGTCGCGAGGCATAGAGCGCCGCGGCGATTGCGAACGGGTCGGGGAAGCCCTTTCTAGCCCACCAGGCCAGCTCATTGTTCCGGTGCTGGTCGTCGTGGCAGGCGCGGCACAATGGCAGCACCCAGCAGTCGGACGGCTTTTCGCCCATGCCAGTAGGCGGCTTGTTGTACGGCCTCGCTCCGGTGCGAAGGTGTGCCGGGTCGGATGGGCCATGGCGCCGGCAGACAGTGCACGGCAGCGTCCTCACATAGGCGAGGTAAGCCTGGTCTTCCTCGCGGGGCTGGCGCTGGCGGAGGGCCATCAGTCGAACCTCCGGCTACGAACCAGAGCGTTGATGACGATCGTCAGGCCCCACACACGATTGCGCTGGTCAAGGCGCGCAGCTTCGGCGCGGGCGCGCTTCGTGGCCATGATCTGACGACCGAGTGGACTCATGCTGCCACCCGCATCCAAAGGTCGTATTCCCCCTTCAGCGCATTGAAGGCATTGGTCGCATCGGGGTTACCATCGATGTTTGCCCGAGAACTGACGCGGCAGTGCGCACGGATGTAGTCCGCCGCCTGATCGACAGTGTCGACCTGAATGAACTTCCGAAACGAGCCGGTGTTACAGAGGATGCCGGCCACCTGAGCCGCCGACTTGGCGCGGCGCGGCGCCTCGAGTTGTTCCGGGTCAGCGGCTGCCTGCTGCTCCGCCTTTCCCCGCAGCAGCGCAATCGCGACCCACTTCGTTTCGTCGGGCACGGGATAGCCGAGAGCGGCAAAGACATGGCTCTGTGCTTCGATCGGCACTTCCATCACGAGCTGCAGCACCTTCCGGCCGGCAACTGGCCGGTATGTCGCGAAGGTGGCTTGGATGATCGCTGCGTCGTTCACGGATAAATCGGCGACGGGTTACGATCCCCGCCGCCGCCCTTGCTAGTTGGGATTGGCTGCGGCTTCACGCTCGAGGTTGTCGAGGTGATCGCCAAGGGTCTTGGGAATGGGCATCAGGACCGTCTTGCGGGCGTCGTAGCGGCTCTTGATAGCGTTCCGGCTGTTTGCGCCGGTGTGGGCCTTCCACGCCTCCTTGAACACGCTCTGGAGGGCGTCCAGATTGGCGGCCTCGTCCAGCATCTGGAGATAGCCGGTCACGTCGATAGTTGGGGCTTGCGGAGGCTCGTCCGGCGCTGTGGCGCCCTCCATCAGCCTCGCCAGCTTCCCGTATTCCGACGCCTTGATCTTCACAGAGCGTCCAGCCGCCTCGGTCTCGACCCAAGGGCTGGCGAGGCTGTAGAGGTAGCGGCCAATGCCCCACTTCACCGCAGCGCGCTTGAGGGCGTCGCTGATCGCGCCCTTTTCGGCTTCTACGTCGCTGTCGCCTGCGCCATCGGCCTTGGTCACCCACTCGTCGCCAATCTTGATGCTGAGGTAGCAAACCGTCCGAGTGCCGTGGAATTCGTAACGGTCCTGCCAATTCGCAACGCCGCAAACCTCGTCCAGCCGGTCCATCACGTGGCGGGCTGTGAGATAGGCGAGGGCAAGGCCCCGTGTTTTGTCGGCGTTGGTGCTGCCGACGCGCCACTCGATCTCGTTGGCTGGGAACGGCTTGTGAAGGTCGGAGAGGTTCACGCTGCCTCTCCCATCGTAACCAGCATCTTGCGGTGCACGGAGCGGACGCGCTCGACATCGCTGCGGCAGTAGGCGGCGACAGCCTCGTGCTCGCCCTTCACCCACAGCCCGGCCACATCCGCGCCAGAGATGTTTCCCTTGCCAGGAAGCCCGAGGGCGCGGCAAAGGTTGTCCAGACTGATGCTGTCTTTGGCGCCGGCCCACATCGCCATTGTGTCGTGGACGTTGTCCGACCACGGCTTGGGATCGCGCGGGAACCACGCGGGCAGGGTGACGCCAAGAACGAAGGCCCGTTGCCAGATGAAGCGGAGATCGAACCCGGCCACATAGTGACCGACGATCACGGGGCGCTCGAAGCCGTGGACGATACTGGCGCGCTTGTCCTGCAACCGCTGCGCTACCATCGTCAGCAGGCCGCGCTCGTCGGTCTTGGGGGTGACGATGGCACTCATCGGCTCGTCGTCGTTCCAGGCCCATCCGACACAGCAAATGGTGCCGCGCGCGCCGTCGAAACTGGTCTTCGCGATCGCCTCTTTCACCAGCCACGGCTTGGCTGCTTCGGCCCATTCTGCTATGGTTGAGGCCTTGGTCATCGACTTCGGCGCAGTGATCGACGCGGCCAGATCGGCGATGATTTCTGGGTCGGTGGTCGGCAGGGTCTCGATATCGAGGTACAGGTACTCAGGCATCGGTCAGGACCTTCTGCAGGTTTGCGATAGCCACTTCGACGGCGGCGTCCCGGCCATCGGCCAGCTCGCCAAGTTCGGGGTAACGGGGCAGAGCGCGGGCCATCTGGACGGCCTCGTTCAGCGCCCGCGAGGCGTAGAAAATGTCGGTGAGTTTGCTGTACTCGAAGCGCTTGGTTGCCAGCGGCGCGGTCACAATCGGCGAGGTCAGACGCAAAGCGGCTCTGGATGTCATTTCTCACTCCTGGCGTTTTCACGGTTGCGGTCAGCGATTTCGAGGGCCATGGCGCGGCTGATGTCGCGATCGGTGCTGTCGCAGTTCCACAGCTCGAGCATGCGTGTCAGATCGTCGTCGCCCCCCCTTACGCTTGGTGAGGGGGGAGTGGGGAGGGGGGTTGGGAGGGTCATTTGCCCGCCTCGAACTGCTCGGCCATCGTAAGGGCGGTACGGAGGCAGTCGACACAGAGTTCATGAACGTCGTCGCTGAAGTCCCTTGCGAACTGCACCGTCACCGGCACATGCTTTCCGCAGTGGTTGCATTGGGGGTATGCCCACCCTTTGTTGATGATCTTGGCGATCACATCCGGGGTGTGCCGCTCGGCGGCGTTCAGGGCCGCATCGACGGAGGCCTTCGTTGTGCCGTCAGCGAAGCGGCCTTCCGGGGCCCATCCCTCGTACTGACGCCGCCAGCGCTCGGCAGCGTTCGCCGCCAATTCGATAGCGGTAAGTGCTCGCATAGCCATTTACGCCACCCCCCCTTCGCTATCGGTCACGATACGGTTGGGAGAGATGGCGGCGCTCACCTTGTCGCTGTCGATGGTGATGTACGGAACGCCGCCGGGTAGCGCGGGCCACATGTCGCGTGGCAGCGTATAGTGTGCGATCCCGAGCCCAATCCCCAGCCCGAACAGCAGGCCCATGGTGGGGTGCTCGCCCCAGTGGTTGTCGTCCTTGTCGTAGCAGGCGCGAAGGAAGCTCATTCCGCCGCCGCCCGCCGTCTTGAAGCTGTCTTCCAGCTGGTCGAGCATCGACGCTACGTCGGCCCTGTGATCCTCGAGGCGCGTGGGGTGAAAGCCGTACTTGTTGACGATGCCTTCAACGACAACAGCACCTTCGGGCACTTCGACGCCCCTGGGATACTCGTCGTCGGTGAACAGGCAATCGGTCGCGACGGCGCGGACGTTCTCAGCCGTGAGTTTCATGCTGCGTGCTCCATGCTGATCGGGGTTTCGCCTTTGACGAGAGCGCAGATGCTGTCGAACCATGACGTGAGGTCCGCAGACCATTCCTCGTTCTCAAGATCATCGAGGGTGCGGGGTTCGTCGGCCTCGACCATGCCGGTGTGATCGCAGTAAGGGCAGGGCGCCATCAGGTCCGCGTCAGCCCATGAGGGTTCATCCCATGTCGCGGGGTGGACGCGCGCTGCGTAGCCGCTGCTTTCGAAGCAGTGCGAGCAGGGAGCGTATGCGATGTAGCGGTCCATCACTTGGCTCCCGTGTACTGAGGGATAAAGGGCCCCCAGACGAAGTCCTCGAACGAGAAGGTCGAGCCGATGCCGGGGACGAAGACTCGCCATTTCTCTGAGCCCTCGCCGTTGTTGTCGAAGACCTGAACGACCTCCCAGTTCACCGAACGCCAGTTCTCGGCATCCTCGTCAGACACGCCTGACGGGTTGGTCAGCTTGGCCCAGTAGTGGCCCTCTTGGTGCGGAACGCGGGCCATCACTCGGCCTCGTATTTCGTGCCGCAGAACGGGCAGTAGCTGATGAACATGGCCTTGGCTTTGGGTTTGCCGCGACCGGTTTCGATCTGGTAGGTCCGGACCATCAAGTTCGGGTTGTTTTCCCGACCCGTTTTGTCGAACATCATCGCGCGCTCAAGGCGCGTGTTGTGCTGCTCCAGCTTGGCGTCGATCTCATCTGCGCACGTGCAGGCCATCTCTCAGTACCTCCCGCCAATAGGCGCATAGGGTTCTTCGTACTCACGGCGCTGAAGGTTCCAGCGCTCCCAATCCTTGGTGGTCTTGCAGTCGGCGGCGCTCAGCTCTGGAACCAGAACCGGCAGCACTTCGACGCGGGGCTTTTCGCAGGGTGCGGGTATGCGGACAGGGGAGGTGACGGGCATTTGCTGCTCTCCCTCAAGCGGCTTCGGGGGAGGGCTGGATAGTCCAGTCAACTTCGCCCGTGGCCGCGAGGTGGCGGAGGACGGCGACGGCTTGGGAGGGCGTATAGTCGTTGTCGACGCGCCAGTATCCCAGCGGGTAGAACAGGGCGTCTGCCTGACGGTCGGTCAGTTCGAGGCGGCGCTGAGCGGCGGCGATCGGCAAATTCCCGGACTTGGCAAGGACCACGTTTGTCCAGCCGCCAATGCAAGCCACCGTGCCGCACGAGTGGCCAGAGCGATCATCCTCGGGGCCGACCGCGTCAAACGCGTAGCTCATATTAAACCCGAGGTCCGGGATCGAGTGCTTCTCGATGGCGTCTGCAACCTTCAGAATGTTCTCGACGTTCACTTGCCGTCCTCCATTGTTGCGTGTGCCTGTAGGAACAGGACTGGTTTCACTGTGCAGCGTCCGGTGAGGGGCGCTGGGCGGCGAAATCAGGCGGCAACAACCGGAGTGAACCCGTACTCAGGCAGGTATCTTGCAACTCTGGCGATTGCAGCGACGGCGTCGGCGCGCGAGGGGAACGGCCCCTCAAGCTCGCCTAGCCCCATCTCTTCCCAAGCAGGGACCGCCCAATCGAGTTCGCCGTTGTGCCACCACGACTTGGCCTCGATGACGACACGGCCATCGCCATAGTCGGCGTCGTTCACCTGAAGGGGGATCATCTTCGACATTTTGCCTCTCCATCGTGTGCCTGTAGGAACAGGGCTGGTTTCACTGTGAGAGCCGCCACTAGGACGGCTCCGGCGGTGAAATCAGGCTGCGATGACCGTGTACCGGCACTGAGGTTCGAGGGTGATCTCGCGACCGTTGCGGTCGAGCGAGGCGATCTGCGCGCCCTCAGGCCACAGCCACTCAAGCGAGCCCCGATAGGGACGCAGGGCGATGACGCGGCAGTCCTCGCCAACCAGGCGGAGCATGTCGCCGATCTTGATTTCCTTGGCGGGGCGTTCGGTGGTGGTCTGCATCTCGTCTCTCCATCGTGTGCCTGTAGGAACAGGCTGATTGCGTTAGTTCGTTGCGATTTTGATGCCGAGCCGCTGGCAGGCTGCGTAGGCCCGGTCGGCGGTGGCTTCGAGTTCAGCGACCAGCGCCAGGGTCGCCCTGATCTGCTGGGGGCTGGCGTTGTCTGTTGACACTTCGCCTTCGCTCCACGCGCCGAGGCGGTGAAGGATTTCGGCGTTCATCGAGCGGCGGTTGGCCTTGGCTGCGGCCTTGATCTCGGCGTGCAGCCCGGGTGAGCAGCGGATGATCATCTGGCCCGGTTGCTTGGCGGTCATGGCGCCACCTCGTCCCGGTGGTAGACGACGTCGCTCATGTGAAGCATCATGGCGTCCGGGCATTTCTCGTTGACCCAGAGAACGTCGCCTTCGTCTACGATCTCGCAGCCGCATTCGAACGACCACAGCGCATAGACATCCGAGCCTGCTGGTTCGAACTCAGCCAGCAGCCCGCCGCAGCAGGGGCACCCGTCGGGGAAGGCGTTTTCGCCGCGCATGGGGAAGAAATGTTTCGGCCACCGAGAGGCCACAACGTCTGCGAGTTCACCAATGGCACTCTCACGCTCGGCAACCACCCAGTCCTTGAGCTTGGTGCCAACCACCCCGGGTGTGGTCAGAACGACGCCGGCATAGACCAGCTGCCGCACTGCATCACCGCGGCTGGCGATCTTGTGGGCAAACCGCCACTCGTCCAGCGCCTTTAGTTCTGCTTCGTCCATCAGGACGTGGATGCGCTTGTCTCTCATGAATGCCACCCTCTGCGCTTCGATTGATCTGGAATTTAAATCCACATATGCAGCGTGTCAACAACGAAATGGATTTAATTTCCATATCGCAAAAACGACTCGACTCCGCGGTTCGCTAGGGTGTTAATGAGAACATAAAGAGAACGGAGTTAGGGAATGTTTGAACGTGAGGGGCGCTCAATCCTGCTTCATGTCAGGTGCGCACATTGCTTGAAGCTATATCAACAGCAGGTAGCTGTTCCGTCCGGCGAGGACGTGCCGATCGACGGGGAGGAGTTGATCGAAAGCGCATTCATCCGCGAGATGAAGTTCATCTGCCCGAAAGACGAAACCACTTTCGGCGAGATTGTCGCCTTCAAGCTTATCGAGCCGAAGGCCGCCAAGGCCGCCTAGAACGGCATGTCGTTGATGGTGGTGCGGACCAGGGCCGCAATCCGCACGGTCACGCCGCCGTCTGCCCAAGCATCGTGCTCGACCACAATGGGCTTATGCTTGGGGTTGGTGCTTCGGGGGTGAAACTCGATCCGGTCGGGGTAGAACTCGACCTGCTTCACCGAGAACTCTCTGGAGTGGCCGCCATCGCGCGACCGCTCCACCACTACAACCAACCCATCCCTCAGCGGCACTTGGCTGGCCACATCGTCGTAGTCGACGCCGACCACCCGTGACCCCGGCAGGATGGGGTGAGGCTTCAAGTCATTCATGGAGTCGCCGGACACGTCGAAGACCAGCAACTGAGCGTTGGGAAACCGGCTGTCTGGCGGCAGGGCTATATGTTCGAGTTCTGACTGATCGAACTCATCCACCTCGCGCCAGGCGCCGGCCTCGACCTTGCCAGCAACTGCTGCTGCGACTAGCCCGCTGGCGGATCTGGTTATCTCGGCCACCACACCACCGTCAGTGCCATCCCGGAGCCATTGAAGGCTGCGGCCGATGGTTGCAGCAAGTGTCGGGAGAACTTCTCCGCGCGGCTGGGCCACATCGCCCCGAAGATACTTGTTGATGTTGTCGTAACTGATGTGACTTCGCCGCGAGAGTTCGGCCTTGGTCCAGCCTTTCTCGTCTATCGCTTCCTGCAGTCGATCCCACCAGTTCATGAGCCGGAGCATATAGGCGGACTTTTTTTCCGAATTGGAATTTCGCCCCCTTGAAACTGGAATTTAAATCCAGTAACAAGGAACGCATGCAGACCGTTTCCGACATCATCAAAGCATGTGGTGGCCCAGCGAAGATCGCCCAGGCCAGTAAGGGCGTTCTGAAAAAGGACGCTGTCTACAAGTGGCCGACGATCGGCGTTCCCGACCGTCACTGGAAACTGCTGATGAAGCTGGCGCCGGATCTGTCAGCGCAGACGCTGTTCGATGCCAACGTCAAGGCACGCAAAGCGCCGGGCAAGGCGGGGGTGGCAGCATGAGTTGGCTCGGCATGTGGCCACTGCTGGTGGCGTTCATTCTGCTGATGGCCCTCGTCTATGGGGGGCTGGCATGATCACCCGCCGCTCCACCCCTCCTACATTCCCGTACGCTGTGTTCATCGGCCTGCTGATCGCGGGCGCAATGCTGGCGACCATTGCGGTGCTGCCGTCATGAGGAACGGGCCGATCCTGAACATCAGCCCGCCAATCGACCTGCGGCCGCGAACCAAGTTCATCCCGGAAATCGGAGAAGAGTGCATCAACATGGACGGCGTCATTGCCGTCATGAAAGCCACGAACACCCCGGAAGCAAAGGCGATGTATCGGGCCTTCCGGAAGCGTCACGCCGAAATCCGTTTGGCTCATCCCGACATGGAGGCCGTCAAGGCACGCGAGGAAGCGGTGCTGGCGGCGATTGGTGATTGCGGGCATCGCGTCAAGTTCACCCCGGTAAGCGGCACGATGGACGGTCCGTCATGAGCTACCCCGCGAACAGCGTTGCTGGCGACCAATTGCTTGCCATCATTGAGCGCGTCGAGCGCCTCCATGAAGAACGCGCGGCCATCGGCGGAGACATCTTCGGCCTCGGCTCTTTTCACCGGCTGAGGGGTGGTTCCAGCCACACCCTCGCCAGTGTCAAACCCACACGCTGCGGCCATTTCCAGTGCGTCTCGCAGCGTCTTCCAAGTCATTTCTCGCCAGCCCTTTCTAAGTCGTCGCTTCGTCCTGATCACCATGGACGGAGTGAAAAGGGATGGCGTTACCAAATTCCGGTAATGAGGTACCCAAAGTGAGTGCCGCGACTGCAACAGAGTATGTGCAGAAGATGGTAAAGCTGGAGACGATCTCCAGCGGCACGCAGGAGCGCGCCTTCGATAAGCTGTCCCGTGATTACGGTCTGACGGTTTCTCAGTTGGTCCACCTATTCAAGGCTCGCGCGAAGACTTGCGATGTCACGCTGTTTGAGCGCGTCAAGCGTGCCTACTACGACCGCTGCGCCAAGATGGCTGCGCGGCTGCTGCATGAAATCGAAATCGAGGAGGCATCAGGCGGAGATGCTGTGGATCAAGATTTGGCTGATCGCCTTGGCGCGATCCTGGCGGAAGCGAAGGCGAAAAGAGCGCCGGTCCACGCGCGAGGCGAAGTGACCCGCGAACTCGACCGATCCGAAGACGACCAAAGTCGAAACTGGCGCTGACCCGAACGGAGAAACGAAATGAGAGCACGCAACACCTACCGCAGCGAGCGCCGCAACGACTGGCGGAAGCTCAATGGCGTGACGTGGCTGGAACACAACCGCCGCGACCACACCGACGAATACGGCGTCGGCAGTGAGACGGCCACCTACTGGCAATCCGGCGCCGTCGCCCGCTCCAAGTACATGCCTCACATCGGCTCCAAGGAACGCGGTCGCTACGCCGCCTAACAGGTCTGAATCTCTTTCCGAAAGGGAGACGGGGAAATGAAGAAGCTGCGAGCGTTGGATTTGTTTTGTTGTGCGGGCGGGGCGGGGATGGGGCTGCATCGGGCGGGCTTTGAAGTGGTCGGCGTCGATATCGAGCATCAGCCGCACTACCCGTTCGAGTTTCATCAGGCTGATGCCATGACGTTCCCGCTAGACGGCTTCGACTTTATCTGGGCGTCACCGCCGTGCCAGGCGCACTCAAAAACCCGAGCGATACACGGGAAGAGCTACCCGGATTTGATACCACAAACGCGACAGCGCCTCCAGCGTCATGGGGGTTCGTGGGTCATCGAAAATGTACCAGGGGCGCCGCTCCAGAACGCGTTCGTCCTATGCGGAACGATGTTCGGGCTGAAGGTCATCCGCCATCGGCATTTCGAGGCCAGCTTCCCCGTTCTCACGCCGGAATGCGGTCGTCACGGATCGACCAACTCGCATCGCGGCTACAGCACCGGCGCTGAGTTCGTCACTGTTGCCGGGAACAACTACCGCCGCGTCGAAGGCGCCGCAGCAATGGATGTGGACTGGTACATGCCGCGCGATCGGCTGTCGCAGGCCATCCCACCAGCCTACGCCGAGTTCATCGGCCGCGCCGCCATCGCCCACATCGAAAGCGAGAGGTTTGCAGCATGAGCTTCCTCGACCGCCTCTTTCGTCGCACGCCCACCGACCGTCGCAGCCACGAGCGTCGCTACTACGCTGCCACCAAGGCTGAGAACGTCGCTGCAGCTCAACGGCGTGCTGACATGCGCCTCGAACTCGACATTGCCGTCGTTCGCCTCACCCCTGAACAGCGTACCCAGTTCAAGGACCGTGCTTCTCGGAGGGAGAGGGGATGAGCAAGCTCAAGGTGCTCGACCTGTTCTCCGGGATTGGCGGCTTCAGCCTGGGGCTCGAGCGCACGGGCGGCTTCGAGACGGTGGCGTTCTGCGAAATCGACCCATTCTGCCGGCGCGTGCTGGCGAAGCATTGGCCAGACGTACCTTGCTTCGAGGACGTTACCACATTGCGAGGCGAAGATGTCGGACCAGTTGATGTTATCTGCGGAGGATTTCCCTGTCAGGACATCAGCCCGGCCGGCCGTCGGGAGGGCCTTAGCGGAGCACGTTCAGGGCTTTGGTCCGAATACGCTCGCTTGGTTGGCGAGCTTCGACCGTCATTCGTCGTCGTGGAAAACAGCTCAGAGCTTCTTGGGGCAGGACTGGGAGACGTTCTCGGAGACTTGGCCACGCTCCGGTACGATGCGCGCTGGGACTGCATACCAGCGGCCATCCTTGGCGCCCCCCACGGCAGAGATCGCATCTGGCTTGTTGCCGACGCCGCGGAAGTCTCGCGGTTACACCAACCCGACGTTGGGCAAGAGCTTCGGCGCTGGGTGTCTGACGACAGAAATGGTTGGGCGACCAGTCCTTGGCCTTCGACCTCTGCCGCAGTTTGTCGAGTGGATGATGGGGTTCCCCATAGGGTGGACCGAACTGGCGCCCTCGGCAACGCCGTCGTCCCGCAGATTCCGGAAATCATCGGCCACGCCATCCTCGAAATCATGAGGTCCACCCCATGACCCCCAAAGAAGGCATGGCAGTACCCGAGGGGTTTAGGCCGGCATGGCCAGATCGTTCGCATCGGACAATGGCTGAGGTGTGGGAACTGTCTCCCACTGAGATCGCCGCTGAACAAAAGCAATACGCAGAGCCGCTGCGGCGGGATTGGAGGCGCGGATGAGAACGCCAGGGGCATCGAACTGGACGCCAGAACTTGAAAACGAACTGCGGGCGCTGTGGGCGAGCGGCAAACCGGCCTCGCAGATTGCTGCGTTGATGGGCGACGGGCTAACGCGTAACTCTATCATCGGCAAGGCGCACCGCCTAGGTCTGGCGCGCCGCCGAAGCCCGATACGTCCACGGATGGCGCCGGACGAGCGTCGGGCACGGCGGAACGAACGACAGCGCGAATATCGCAAGACCCACAAGCCGGAGCCACGACAGGCCCGCAGCAACGTACTGGGCCGTGTCTCCCAAAAGAAGCCGCGCCATGCAGTGGTGTACCGACCAACTGCGGGTACCAATGACGCTGAGCTGGTGCAGGGCTGGCTGGCGCAGAACGGCGGTGCACGCCGGTTTGAAACGGGCGCCAGCGGTGATGAACTGGCCATGCGCGACTATCTGCGCAAGCGTGGCTATGAGACGGCCTACTCCAAAGGGAAAATCTACCTCAAGGGCAGAGGCAGGCCACGTCTGCTGACCCACGAGGGTCTGGTGGCGCTGGTCGATGATCTCCGCGCGGCCGAAGGGTTATTGAGGATCGCGGCATGAGCGACCGCGCGTGGATGCCTCTCGATATCGATGACTACATGGCTGACACGCTCCACCTGAGCGCGGCAGAGCACGGCGCCTACATGCTACTGATCATGCGCTACTGGAAGGATGGCGGCCTCCCTGCTGATGAGCGGATGATCCAGCGCTACTCGCGCCTCAGCGTGGAGCAGTGGACCGAAAGCCGGGACATCATCGCCGCGTTCTTCTCGGATGGATGGCGTCATAAGCGCATAGACGCCGAGATCGAAAAGGCGGCCGGCATCATCGAAAAGCGCCGCGCCGCTGCAAGCGCCAAGCATGCCAAGAGCAAAAGCGGTGCACATGCAGAGCAAGTGCAGAGCAAAAGCACTGATACGGGCGTGCCACCTTCAACCACAGAACCATCATCCTCACTTCGTTCGGATGATCGCGCGCCGGCCGAGCCGACTGCGCGTCAGCACCTCGAAGGGGTTGTCGACGCCAGTCGAGCTAAGGCGCTCATCGACCACCGGAAGCGCATCGGCAAGGCCATGACGCCTCGCGCCGCCGAGTTGATGGCGGCCAAACTTGCCAAGTGCCAAGACCCAAATGCCGCCGCCGATGCCATCGTGGCCAACGGCTGGCAGGGGTTCGAGCCGGAGTGGCTGGTGAACCGGTCGGCGAGAGCTGGGCCGTCAGCGCGCCCCGTAGATCAACTGATCAACTCCCTTGTCGCAGACATGGACCACGCAGATGCAATCACCACAGCGGAAATTGAAGGATATCCAGCGGCTGCTCGCAGGCTTCCCGGCCACTAGCCAGGCTGAACCGGCGCTGATCCTGCACAACTACCTCATGGCGGTTGAGGACTGGTCGGCCGACTTTGTGGAGGAGGGCGTGACGCTTGTGCTCAAGGGCCGGCTGCCAGGGCACGATGGGCGGTTCGCTCCGACTGCCCCAATGCTGGCGACCGCTTGCAGGATGGCGGCGGAACAGGCCGCGCGGACGAACTACCTGCGTCGCATTAGCACCCCAGCACTGCCGGCACCGACCATCGCCCACACCGACGAGGAGCGCACTCGCGCCAGGGCCAAGGTTGCCGAGTTCGTGGCTAGCGTCAGCGACGACCAGCAGAACGAGGAAGCCATAGCCGTTCGCAATGCGCGCTGGGCCAAGGTCAATGCCCGCTTCGACCCGCCGCAGGATGAAGCCAGCCTGACCGAACGCCTGCATCTGAGGCGCGGCGCGACCTACTCGGTCGGCTCCCGGGAATCTGAGGACAACGCAGCATGACCACTCCCACCACCCCCATCATGACAGCAGAGACTGAGACAATACCGGAGGATGTGATGGCGATTGCCGAAGACATCCGATCGCGAGTGTTCAACGCGATGCACGACGATGACGGGCGTCTCACCGATAGCGATCCGGCGGAGATCATCGCCAGCGCCATCCTTGCAGAGCGTGAGGCGACAGAGGCGAGAATGGCCGCGGTGCTGAAAGATCCAGTCGCGGTGCGTCTGAATTGGATGCGAGGTGGCATTAACGCTGGGAGCATCATAGCAGAAGAGCGTGAGCGGTGCGCGAAGGTGGCGGAGCGGTACTGCTCAAACTACTCGCGGCGTCGTGAGCAAGAGCGCAGAGGGAGCGATGAGGCAGTCCAGAGCGCGTCTATGGCCGTCGCCTGTGCTCATGTCGCTCGAGCAATCAGGAACCCCACCCCATGACCACTCTAAACGCAGCGCCGAAGTGCACAAGCTGGCTCGGGCATAACTTCAAGGCTCGCTACAGCACGAAGCTCCCAAGCTTTGCCGGTTGCAAAGACCCGGACGGCGCGGCCGTCATTGCCATCATCGAACACGCCGAGGACAAGACTTACGAGGGAGACGTTTGCACCCGCTGCGGCCATGTCGTCAATCGTCCCACCCCCAAGGACCCCACCCAATGAGTTCCCCATTCCACAAGGACGACGAAGACGAAGATTTCAGCGACGTAATCGTTGAGCGCTTCGCGAGAGCGTGGGCGTCGATGGACGGCAAGGTCGAGGCATTCGACCGAGAGCGCGGCCAACCCATCCCGCACATAGACGACATGGAGGACTCGGGCTTCACCGGGCATTTCATCGGCTACATGGAGGACGCCAAGGAACTGCTCAAGCGGGCGGGCTGCTTCGTTGCAACCCGCAAACCCTAACCCCTCCCATCCATACGAGGCCAAGACCATGGGGCGCAAAAGACAACCAGGCGTAAAGCGCACAGCATCGGGGCGGAAGTCTCGGGCCACCGACGCCTATCAGGAAAACCTCGAACCCATCCTGACCCGCATGCGGCTGTTCGGCCTGTCGGAGAAGGATGCCCGGGACCAGAAGGCCTCCACCTTCGTCGGGCGCCTCCAACTCACCAAGGCCATCAGCCAGGCGCAGTACGATGCAGCGCAGACGTGGCTTGAGGTTCGCGAGCAGTACCAGCGGGCCATCAAGAGCCCCGACGCGCTGCGCAGCTCTGGGGGCGGCGGTGATGCCGGCGAGGGACCAAACTACGCCTCGTGGTGCCAGCAGGCCATCAAGCGCTACGACGCGGCGACGGCGGCTATCCAGACTGAGCAAAGCATATTCGCCAATCGTGGCCGCACTCTGTTCGCAGCCCTCGATTACGTGGTGAGCCGCAATGAGGATCACTGGCATTTGGTGGGCGACTGCCGGCTTGCGCTCAACGCCCTGGCCCATCACTTCGGTGGACGGAAGGTCAAGGCGCTTGACGAGAGTCGCGAAGCGGCCTAGCGTGCACGTAATGCGATTTTCAGACTATCGTCTGAGCGGCCCGGCTAGGATTAGACCTCCAGCCGGGTTTCGCATTTCTGGCGGGTGCGTGGCTCGATAAACGGGGCGTGCATCGCAGTCTAGCCGATAGCGTGACGAACTCCCGGCCCGCCAGTATCCACCCACTCCCTCGCAATACGGGAGAAGGGGAAGTATGTCGCTCTCGCTCAAGGAAGCAGCCGACTATCTCGGCATGACGCCGGATCAGCTGCACGCCCTGGCGTGGGGCAAATTCGGGCCGCCCTCAGATGGATCGTACTGGTTCCCCACCTTCGACGCAGACGCGTTGAGCGAGTGGAAGAAAGCAAACGCAACAGGCCGCGATATCCCGGCGGGTCGTTCACTCGGCACGAAGGCAATCTACCGGCACAGAGCGAGATGAACCGATGCCGGCAGGCCGCCCGACCGACTATCAGCCAGAGTACTGCGAGCAGGTCGTAGAGCTTGGCAAGATCGGCTACTCGCCAGCGCAGATGGCAGCACATTTCGATGTGGCGCGCGACACGCTGAATAATTGGGCCGAGGCGCACGAAGAATTTTTGGCAGCGCTCAATCGCGCGAAGGCTCACTGCCAAGCCTGGTGGGAAAACAAGGGCATGGACGGGATGGAAAAGGCCGGCTTCAACGCCGCGGTCTGGTCCAAGTCCATGCAGGCGCGTTTCCGCGAGGACTACACCGAGCGACAGGAGCAGACCCACAAAGGGGACGCGAACAACCCGATCGCTCATCGCGTCGAGATGGTCATTGTCGACCCTAAGAGTTGAGGTCCCGCGCAAGCTCAAGCCGCTGCTGCAGCCGGCGCGCTACAAAGGGGCTTATGGCGGGCGAGGGGGGGCTAAATCGCACTTCTTCGCCGAGCAGATCGCGGTAAGGGCCGCCGTAGGCGCCAAGCGCGTTGTCTGCATTCGTGAGGTGCAGAACTCGATCAAGGACTCTGTCCGCCAGTTGATCGTGGACAAGGTTCTGCAGCATGGCCTCGAAAGTGTGCTGGAAATCCTCGAGGCGGAGATACGGGGCCGACCTGGGACACCAGCCGAGGGCTCGCTGATCGTCTTCAAGGGCATGCAGTCCTACAACGCAGCGAACATCAAATCGCTCGAGGGTTTCGACATAGCGTGGGTTGAGGAGGCGCAGACCCTATCGCAGGCGTCACTCGACATGCTGCGTCCGACCCTTCGAAAGCCCGGCTCCGAACTGTGGTTCTCATGGAACCCGCGGTACAAGACCGACCCGGTCGACGTGTTCTTTCGCAAGCGGCCGCCGGCCGACAGCATCGCGGTGCCGATTGGATGGGCGGACAACCCCTGGTTCCGAGCCACGCCGCTCTATCAGGACATGCTGGACGACTATGCAGCTGACGAGGACAAGGCAGAGCATGTCTGGGGCGGCGGCTACGGCGCCTCGCAGGGTGCGATCCTCGCTAAGTGGGTCAACAAGGCCGAACGCGAAGGCCGCATAAATGACGATGTGCTGTTCGATCCGGCCGGCGCAGACGTAGAGATCAGTTCGGACATCGGGTTTCGCGACACGGCGGGTTGGTGGTTCTGGCAGCGCAAGCTCGGTGGCTATTCGCTGCTTGGGTACATTGGCGCTTCCGGCATGGACGCCGAGGAATGGGCGCCTGAGCTGGAGAAGGCGGCTGAAGGGTGGGGCATCCCAGCAAGGCGTATCGGCAAGATATACCTGCCTCCGGACGCGAAGGCGAAGACCTTCCAGTCCAAGTACTCGAGCATCGAGCGCTTCATTGCCCATTTCGGCGTGAAGCGGTTGGCGGAGCCGGTGGCATCCAAGAAGGCCGATCAGGTGAGCGCCGCGCGCTTCGTCATCGACAAGTGCGCCTTCCATAAGACGCGCTGCGAAGATGGTCTCGATGGTCTCGGGGCTTGGGAATACGAGTGGAACGAAGACACGAACGTCTTCTCTCGCGAACCACTGCACAACTGGGCCTCGCACCCATCCGACAGCTTCGCCTATGGCTGCCAGCGCATGCAGATGGTCGCGCCGGACAAGCTCGATGAGCCGCCCCGTCATCTCGAGGTCGGCCCCGGCAACACAATGACGATGAACGACGCGTGGCAAGCAGTGCCACAGCCAAGCACCCGCATCTGAGGATCAATCATGTTGAACCCGTTTACACCGGGCGGCAGCTCTACGCTGGCCGTTACGACCAGTTCTGCGCGTGTTGCTCTGGCCGCCACGCAGGGCAATCAGGTGCTGATCTACTCGGCCGGCTCTGCAGCGTCCTTCATCAAATTCGGTGATGCGACGGTTGCGGCTGCGGTAACTGACATCGCCATCCCATCGGGGTTCAATCGCATCTTCACAATCCCGCCTGGCGCAACGCACGTCGCTGGCATTACCGGCGCATCGACGGCCACGGTGTATTTCACCCGAGGCGACGGGCAGTAAACGCATGTCGCTTGCTACCACCCTGATGGCGGTCGGCATTCCGGCCGAGACCGCCAATCGCATTGGCTATGCAGACAGGGTGCCGCTGGATGGCAAAGGAACGACGCAGCTCGGGGCAACCGAGATCCTGCGCGACAATACAAACATCGCCATGGGCACGAGCGTTGGTGACACGGCGTTCATCCTCCCGGCCGAAACGGAGTACTTTCTCCCGTACTTTCTGCTGAACACCACGGCAGAGACAGCGCTGATCTATCCGCCGGTCGGCGACACGATCGACGCGAACGCGCTGAACGCGGCAGTTGAGATCGAAACTGATCTGGCCCGCGTGTTCATGCGGGTGGAGGAAGGGCGCTGGGTATCTATGCCCTCAGGGGAGGGCGGCGGGGGGATAGAGAGCATCGTAGCCGGCGCCGGCATCAGCGTCGACAACACGGACCCGGATAATCCGGTCGTGTCCAACACCGGCGTGCTTTCTGTCTCCGGTGGTGCGGGCATTTCGGTCGATGTTGCCGCTCCTCAGAACCCAGTTGTCATCAATGCTGGCGTCCTCTCTGTCAGCGCAGGGATTGGCATCAGCTTAGGCGGGACGTCGCAGAACCCGAGCGTTGCCAATGCAGGCGTTCTGTCTGTGACGGCCGGAACTAACGTCAGCATAACGGGCACCGCTCAGAACCCCGTGATCAACTCTAGTAATCCTGGGGGTACGGTTACAGCGGTGTCGGTCGCGACAGCAAACGGGTTTGCTGGTTCATCTTCGGGCGGTGCAACACCAGCGCTGACGCTCAGCACGACGCAGACCGGGATGCTATCTGGAAATGGGACGGCTCTGGTGGCCCGGACGATCACCGGAACCGCCGGCCGTATTGCTGTGGCCAACGGCAACGGGGCCGGAAATCCAACGATTGATCTTGCCGCTTCCGCCGATGTTCGCGACTATCTTGACACGGCCCCCTATGTCCCTGATCGCACGGCGCTAAAGGCCCTCGATACCGCCAAGGACACAGCGGCCATTCTCACCGAGAGCGGTCGAGAGGGTGTCTTTATCTGGCGCTCCGGGAACTATTCGGCGCGCATCACCTCCGACACTCAGGAGGGTGTTTACGTCAAGGCAAACGCCGTTGCATCGAGCGCGGGCGCTTGGGTGCGGCAGGCGGCTGATACACCGCTCTGGCTGGCCTCCTGGTTCGGTACGGTTGGGGACGACAGCACGGCCAATGCTACTGCGCTGGGAGGCGCTGTGAGCGCATTTCCCAGCTCCGGCGGTGTGCTTATCCTTGGTTCGGGCATCTTCCGTCTGACAACGCTCACGATCAACAAGCCAATCGTTCTCGATGGTCTCGGCAGCCAAGGTACGACGGTAATCAAATCGACCACGCTGACTGGGGACGTGATCACCGTGAGCGCGACCGGCGCCGCAGTCCGGGGGATTCAATTCGACGCTACGGGGAACCGAACGTCAGGAGCTTACATCGCCGGTAGTGGGGCGAGCCGTAGCCACTTCGACCTGTTGTTGTTCACAAAATACTACATCGGGATTGATTTCTCTGGCTGTGTTTCCAGCTCAATCAGCAGGAGTGATTTCAGGGATGGAACGCCCGGCGCCACAGCAGCGAACAGCTGTGGCATTCGGTTCTCCGGCACCACCAATACCGACAACCGCATTGACACCGTGACGATGGACGCAGCGGGCGGTTCTATGCCCTCGTTTGGCATTCTCCTTCAGAACTGCGACGCCACGCAGATCGTCAATTGCGATATCATTCACCACGGCAGCGACCTGCAAATCGCCCCGGCCACCGGTCAATCCGTTGCAGCGACTTACGCGGTTAATAGCTACTTCGACACAGCCGAAAACGGCGTCAACATCAACCCATCGGGGACCGGCACGGTGCTGCGCGCCACGTTTAACGGCTGCTGGGCATCTTCTCACACCAACAACGGCTTCAACATCAATGCGCTTGGTGGCGGGCTGTCGATGATACAGTTTGTAGACTGCCAGGCTCTCTTCAATGCCGCGCGAGGCTTGCTGATCAACGTCAACGGCGGCGACGTGGAAGTGACGGGCGGGTACTACAATAACAACACGGTAGACGGCATAGCCGTAGCGTCCGGGGTTGCGGGTTTTTCTATTGTCGGAGCGCAGTGCGCGAACAATACCGCGCAAGGGATCTGGCTCGTCGGGAGCAATGATAACTACAGGATAATCGGGAACGATCTGCGAGGAAACGCTGGCGCGATTTTGGGGTTGGTGGGTAACACCTCCACCAAGATCATCCATTCCAACCTTGGCGTGCCGGAGGTGGTGGCGAGCAAGCAAATCGCGACTGTGCAAGGGTCGGCAGTATCCCTCAGTAACAGCAGTACCTCAGCCCAAAGCGTATTTGCCGCAGCCAATGATACCCTGACTGTTCTTGCGGCCACCACCTATCGCTTCCGTGCCCGTTACGTTCTTAACACCGGGGCGACCTCGCACACGACTTCGGTTGGGTTTGGAGGTACCGCTACATTCACCAGCTGCAACTACACGTCCAAGGCTACTTCGGCTGCGGCCAATACTTTGGCTGCGCCTCAAATGCGTCCAGTACCCTCGGCCGCCGCCGCAGTCATTACCGCGGCCTCTATCGCAGTGCAAACGGTCGTGGAGCTTGAGGGCATTATCCGGATCAACGGGGCGGGGACGATTATTCCCCAAATCACATTTAGTGCGGGTCCAACCGGCACGTGCGAGGTGGCTGTTGACAGCTTCTTCGAACTCGAGCCGATCGGAAACAACACCGTTGTCGCGGTCGGCAACTGGACATGAGGTAAATCCGTGGCCACCGCTGTTTTGACAGACCCGCAAGCGCGGGACCGAGAGACGTTTGCCCGGTGGAAGTCAGAACTCGACTTCGCGCAGAAGGACGCCAAGTACGTCGAGTGGCTTGAGCGGTCGGAGAAGATCGTCAAGCGCTACCGCGACGAGCGCAACCAGGCCACGCTGCTGCAGCGCCGGTTCAACGTGCTGTGGTCGAATGTTCAGACCCTGATGCCGGCGGTCTACGGCAAGATGCCGAAGCCGATCGTGGAGCGCCGGTTCATGGACCGCGACCCCGCAGCCCGGCTGGCATCGACAATCCTCGAGCGCGTGTGCTCGTTCCAGATGGAGGTGGGCTACTTCAACGCCTCGGTTTCCCGTTCGGTGCTGGACTACCTGCTACCGGGCATGGGGCAAGTGTGGCTCCGCTATGAGCCGACATTCGAGCCAGCAGAGGAAGCCGCCGGCAACGCCTACGTTGAAGCGCAGGACGTTGCCTCGGCACCGGACCAGACGGCCGAGGAGATCGCAGAGCAGGGCGACGGCGTTCCCTACGAGAAACTGGCCTACGAGCGCGTCTGCGTCGATTACGTGTTCTATCGCGACTTCCTGTGGGGTCCGGCCCGCACTTGGCGGGAAGTGCCTTGGGTGGGGCGCCGCACATGGCAGACCCATACTGAGATCGCGGAGAAGTTCTACGACGGCGAAATGAAGCTGGCGAAGAAGATCACGCTAGACTATGCCCCGCCGCCGATGCGGAACGAGAACGGCCAATACGCCGAGGGGTCCGTCTCGTACTTCAAGAAAGCCGAGATCTGGGAAATCTGGAACAAGGCGGATCGCACCGTCTATTTCATCGCTCCCGGCACGCCCGATGTGGTGCTGAAGAAGGTTGAAAAGCCGGTCCTGCAACTCGAGAACTTCTGGCCTTGCCCGGAGCCGCTATTCACCACGCTCACCAATGACTCGCTCATCCCGGTGCCCGATTATGTCGAGTATCAGGACCAGGCGCAGGAGCTGGACGACCTCACCAACCGCATTTCGAAGATCACCGCGGCGGTGCGGGCGAATGGTGTCTATGACGCTTCGGTGCCGGCGCTCCAGCGGCTGCTGCAGGAAGGCACGGACAACAAGCTGATCCCGGTCGATAGCTGGGCAGCGTTCTCCGAGAAAGGCGGCATGAAGAACGGCATCGATCTGGTGCCGATGCAGGAAATCATCGAGGTGCTGCTGCGGCTCTACGAAGCCCGCGCACAGGTCAAGAACGATCTCGACCAGATCACCGGCATGTCGGACATCGTCCGCGGCCAGTCCAGCGGTTCGACCAAGACGGCGACTGAGCAGCGGATCAAGGGGCAGTACGCCGCGCTGAGGCTGCAGGATCGCCAGGACCGAGTGGCAGAGTTCTGCCGTGCCGCGCTGCGAATCATGGCCGAGATTGTCTCCGAGATGTTCTCCGACGACAGCCTGATGCAGATGTCAGGCACCGACCAGCTGATTGCCGACGAGGTGCGCAAGGCCGTTGCCAAGGTGCAGCCGCCGCAGATGCCGCCTGAATTGGCTCAGGCGCCCCCGGAGCAGCAGCAACAGGCGCAGGTCTTGTTGCAGCAGCAATTCCAGATGGCGCAGCAGCAGGCCGCCCAGCAGGCGGAAGCCGGCGAAATGAAGAAGTTCCAGGCAGCGCTGAAGATCCTGCGCTCGGACAAGCTCCGCGGCTTCCGGGTCGATATCGAGACCGACAGCACGCTGCAGGCCGATGCAGAAGCCGCCAAGCAGTCGGCGATGGAGCTGTTCACGGCCACGACGCAGGGCATCAACGCCATTGCACCGATCGCCCAGGTGGCGCCGGAACTGGTCACCCCAATGGGGGACATGCTGCTCTACGCCTTCCGTACCTTCCGGGTCGGCCGGTCGATGGAGAGCGCGCTTGAGGATGCGCTGGTCAAGGTGACTGAGCGGCTTGAGGAAGCGGCACAGAACCCGCAGCCGAGCCCGGACCAGATCAAGGCCGAAGCCGAGATCAAGAAGCAGCAGATGGAGATGCAGCGCGCTCAGGAAGAGCACCAGATGGACATGCAGGCCAAGCAGGAGGAATTCGCGCTTGAGCAGCAGAAAGCCCAGATGGAGCTGCAGATGGAACGCGAGCGCAACGCCATGGAAATGGAGAAGATGCGCGCAGAGATCGAGTTCGATCGCGAGAAGCTAGGGCTGGAGCGCGAAAAGCTCGGCATGCAGGCTGTCGCAGCGGCGCAAGACGCTGAAATCAAGGCCGAGGGTCAGGAGATGGACCTGCAGGCGCAGCGCGAGCAGCACGCGATGGACCGCGATGCAGCCGACCACGAACACACACTGAGTATGCAAACCAGGGAAGCAGAAGCCCGCGCGAAACAGGCTGCGGCGAAACCACAAGGAGCGAAGAAGTGACCGCACTGAACCGCCTATCAACCCACATCCAGCGGGCACGTAAGCGCCCCGTCGCGATGTACGTCGACCGTGAGACCTGTGTTGAACTGGTGCGGGACGCTGATGCGCTCGCGAGGACCCAGGGCGCAGCGCTGCCGACCGGTGAAATGCGGCTTTCAGACGTGCCGGTCCGCGCCTACGAGATCATGCGCTGATGGCCTCGCGCAACACCCTCTCCAAGATCACCCCTCCCAAGCGCAAGACGCCGGTCGATGTGATCGAACTCATGTGCGAGCGGTACTGGGACGCGCATCGCGCCGGGTACTGCGCCGTTGGCGGCCGACCCGACGACTATCCGACATGGAAGAAGGCCACAGACCCAGTGAAGGAAGAAACGCGACGCTGCATGCGGCATGCGGTCGAAGCGCTCGACGGGCTGGTGATTGAGAGCGGCGCGATGGCCTCGTTCTTCCCCGACAAGCCGAAGGTGCGGTCACTGCGTGCCATTCAGAACGACGCCCAGTTGGCCGTGTCGTTCAAGCTCGCGGAGATGGAGCGGTGAGGAAGGAACCGGACCGCATGGTCATCGAGAACGCTGACATTGTTGAAGCGCTGATCGAGGCTATCGGCTCGTCACGTCTCGAAGTGGTCCAAAACCGCAGGTCTGCCGACCAGATGCGCGACCTCATCAAGCATCGGATGGCGGGCAAATGAGCCGCAGCCGCTTCCGCCGCTGCAAGGCCTGCGGCGACTACCACTGGACCGACAACTGGCCGGCCAACCATGTGGAGCCCATCGCCGAGCGCTCGTCGCTGCCCATGCCCATGCTGGCGCTCGATACCATGGACGCCCTCTGGCACCCTCACACGGGGCAGATGATCGAGAGCAAATCCGAGTTCCGCGCTATCACCAAGGCGAGTGGCGGCGAGGAAGTCGGCAACGAAGTGCAGCGCGATACCCGCCGCAATGATGAGGTCACCAAAGACGAAGTGGCCCAGGCCGTCCAGATGGTGAAGCAGGGCTACAAGCCCAGCGTCGAGACTACCGCAACAGAAGGATGGTCGTGATGCAAATCACCCTAACCGACGAAGAAATCGACCGCATAGCGCGAGGCGAGGAGACCATCACGTCAGTGCGGGACCGCAAGGCGCTAGAGCGCGAGATAACCGACCATATTCTGGCTCGGATGCAGCGGTTGGACGACAGGCGCCCCACGATGATCGACAAAGGGGCGGACCGCCGGCTGCAGGCATTCCTCAAGCATGAGGCTGCCGTTCGCGCCGCACAGCAGGCGGAACTGGATCAGCGCGTAGAAGCGTTCGCGCGTCAACTCTTGTCCCAGTTCGAGGCCTTCGACCCAGATCGAGGCGAGGACATCGAAGCCTTTGCAGCGCTCCTGCGAGCACAAGCCAGCCTCGCTCCGTCCCGTGACCTCGCGGTCTACGAAAAAGCCGTCCGCAAACTGACGGCCGCGAACTAACCCCAAGGAACCCTAAATGCCCGATACGGAAGTTCAACCGGCCCCGGAAACGGGTGTCGGCAACGATGACGTGCGCGCGGATGTCCTCGCAGCCTTCGAAAAGCTGAGGGACGAACCCCCAACACCAGAACCGGCCGCTGCCAGCAGCGAGGCTGACGCTTCTCCCGAGCGTCTCCGCAACGAGCGCGGCCAATTCACCAAAGCGGATGGCGCGGAAACTCCCGCAGCCGTGGCCGCTGAACCAGTTCCCGACGCAGACCCAAGCCCGGACAAGCCCGAACAGCCATCAACCGCTGTCGAGCATCCCAAGACGTGGTCGGCCGACGCGAAAGCCGAATGGTCAAAGCTTCCCCCCGCTGTTCAACAGGCGGTCCTCAAGCGGGAAACCGAGATCGATGCAGGCGGGCGTCGGTGGTCTGAGGAGAAACGCCAATATGACGATGTGCTCAACCCCGTTCGTGGGCTGGCGAGCCGGCATGGCGTTGACGAAAGAGAGACCATCAACCGTCTCTTGAGCGCCAACGACTGGCTGGAACGCGATCCCGCTGGGGCAATCCGGGCCTTCGCTCAAGCCTACGGCGTCGACCTCTCCGCGCCTTCCAACAGCAATGCACAGCCGCAGCCACAAGCTGATCCGAACTTTGCTCGACTGCAAAACGAAGTCACTGGCCTTCGACAGACGATCCAGCAGCGGGAAACCGCCGAAGCTGCATCGGCCATCGAAGGATTTGCTACCGCCCCAGGCCACGAGCATTTCGAGGCCGTCAAGGCGCGCATGGGCCAGCTCATCGGCAGCGGACAGGCGAACAGCCTCGAAGAAGCCTACGAGCAGGCCATCTGGTCCAATCCGGCCATTCGCCCCCAGCTGATCGCGGCTCAAACCGCGCAGGTTGCCAACGAACGCCGCGCCGCCGACCAGGCAGCAGTAGCAAAGGCCAAGTCAGGCGCTCTCAGCCTCAGCGGTTCCCCCGCTGGCGCTGGCGCCCCTGTCGTTCGGCCCCAGTACGACACCGTCGAAGATGCAGCTCGGGCCGCGTATCGGCAACTGGCCGCCGGCTGACCCTCACCAACATCAAGGACATAACCAATGGCTACGCCCAATCCTTCGGTTGGCGATGTCGTCGCGACCACTATTGAGAATCGCTCCGGCAAAGCCGCCGACAACATCACCCGCAACCTGGCGCTGCTGAGCCGCATGAACAAGCGGGGCAACTCCAAGCCCTTCTCCGGCGGCACCAACATCTGGCAGGAACTCGAATACGCCCAGAACTCCACTGCGGCGTTCTATTCGGGCTACGAGCAGATCAACGTCTCGCCGAGCCAGATCTTCAGCACCGCCGAATACCCGATCCGTCAGGCCGCGGCGGCCGTGTCGATCTCGGGCCTCGAGGAACTGCAGAATGCCGGCGAAGAGCAGATCATCGATCTGGTCACCGGCCGCGTGCGCAACGCGGAAAACACCCTGCAGGCCCTCATCGAACAGTCGATGTATTCCAACGGCTCCGCGCCCAAGGAAATCAACGGCCTCCAGCAGCTCGTCGCCACTACCCCGACTAACTCGGTCGGCGGCATCGACGGCAACACCTGGGACTTCTGGCGCAACACCACGTTCGGCTCGATCACCAACGGTGGCGCTGCAACCACGTCGGCGAACATCCGTCGCTACTGGGACCAGATCTGGGTCCAGCAGATCCGGAACACCGACAAGCCCGACCTGATCATCTGCGACAACACCAACTGGCGGCTCTACAACGAAAGCCTGCAGCCCATTCAGCGCATCACCAGTGCCGAGATGGGCGCCGCCGGCTTCGAAAGCCTCGAGTACATGGGCCAGCCCGTGGTGCTCGGCGGCGGCTTCCAGGGTTATCCGGGTGCGGACTTCGCCGGTTCGAACGGCTCGGACTTCATGCCGCTGGGTGGCCCGCCGACCGGGTTCACGTGGTTCCTGAACACCCGGTACATCTACTACCGCCCCCACCGTCAGCGGAACTTCGTCGCCCTGAACCCCGATCGGTTCTCGATCAATCAGGACGCCGTGGTGAAGCTCATCGGTTGGGCGGGCAATCTCACCATGTCGAACCGTCGCCTTCAGGCGGTTCACTACCCGTCCTAACCGCCGGAAAGGAGCAACCCAAATGGCTTTCGGCACTCTTTACGGCTCCGGCGTCAACTTCGCCGGCATCTTCACCCCGCCCACGGCTGGCGATCGCAACTACGGTGAGCAGCCGGCGTTTGCGCTGGGCACCATCATGTTCGGGTCGAGCGGCACGGCGTTCATGTACGTGCAGTTCGGCACGGGTGGTGCGACGGGTCTCGGGTACGTGTGCAACGTCAACCCCGCGACCTACGAAGCGGTCATGACCTCTACGTCCAACGATCTGTTGGGCGCGAAGGTCGGCGTGGCTCAGAACGTCGCCGCTGAAGACGACTATGGCTGGCTGCAGGTCTATGGCCCGTGCCAGGTGTTCGGCGTCCAGTCCGCACTGGCCAACAACCGAGTGGCGGCGACCGGCACTGGCGGCATCGTGGATGATGCTGGCGCTGCCGGCACCCTCTACATCGACGGCCTGATCTTCACCACGGCGGTTTCCGGCGCGGGCAATGCCCTCGCCGCGGCTGACCTCAACTGGCCGGCCTACTCCACCGTGGCGGTCTACGCCTAATCTCACAGGGCGGGGGAAACTCCGCCCTTCCTTCATTCGGAGCAATCATGAGCGCAACCTCATTCGACATGCCGGCTACTGGCACTCAGGGCTGGAGCGGCAAAGAAAACCAGGTGTTTCCGCGTTTCTATCGTGGCCAGTTGATCGACCACGAAGCGAGCAAAGCGGCCGGCGCCCCCGTCCACAAGTCTGCCGACATGGTGACGATCTACCAGGCCGGCGAGAAGGACAACCAGATCGAAGTGGTCAACGAGCTGCACAAGCGGCGTTGGCCTCAGCACTGGGCCCAGTACCAGCAGGGCGTTGAGCAGATGGAGAGCGGCACCCCGCTGGCCATCCTGTTCCCGACCAACCCGGCTCTGGTCGCCGATCTCGCCCGCTACAACGTCCACACCGTGCAGGCGCTCGCCTCTGTCGCTGACAGTGCCGGCGCCGTCATCCCGTTTCTCACCACCCACAAGAAGAAGGCCGCGGAATTCCTCGCCACGGCTGAGGGCGGCAAAGGGGTGCAGGAAGCCCACGCTCGAGCGGAAGCGGCCGAACTGAAGGCCATGGAACTCGAAGACCTCATCAAGGCCCAAGCCGCCGAAATGGCGGAACTGAAGGCCCTCATCAAATCCAAAGCCAAGGAGTAAGCCAAATGGCTCTCGCAGTAGACCTCATGGGCGTTGGCCTGCCGCAGGAGCAGGCTGTTCGCATCGGGCTGTCCAATCCAACGGCAGTCACCACGGCCGGCACCACGACCGGCACGGCCACCGTTCTCAACGCCAGCGTCACCAACGTGGAGCTGACGACCGCCGGCAGCCAGACCGGCCTTCGCCTTCCGGCCGATGCCGAACTGTTTGTCCCGTATCTGGTGCGGAACACCACGTCGACCGGCGGCAACATCTACCCTCCCACTGGCGGCTTCATCAATGCTGCCAGCCAGGATGCAGCGGTGACGCTGGCGCAGAATTTGGCGCGCCTGTTCTACCGCGTCTCTACGACGCGCTGGATTTCGTTCCTCACCGCCTGAGGTAGCAGATGCCCACCACGCTCCTCGATATCGGTCAGGCAGTCGTCAACGAGTTGGGGCTGCCCAGCCTCGGCTCGATTGTCGGCAATGCCAACGTCACCGCTCGCCAGATCCTCGCCTTGGCGAACCGGTCTGGTGACGAACTGTATCAGACCCATCCGTGGATCGTGTCGCAGGCGCAGCACATCGTTGAAATCGGCGACCCGATCATCACCATCGGGGATGTCACGGCCGGCTCGGGGATCATCTCCAACATCCCGTCGACGGCGGGAATTGTTGCCAACACGTGGGCTATCTCAGGCAACGGGCTGCAGCAGTCGTCTCGGGTCAGTGAGGTGATCGATGCTACCACTGTGCGTATCGATATGTTCGCGACCCAAGGTGGGATCGGCGTCGATCTGGTGTTTGCTCAGGACACCTATAATGTCCCGGAGGAGTTCAAGTGGTTCGCCAACCGCACGATGTGGGACCGCACCAATCACTGGGAACTGATCGGGCCGATGTCGCCCCAGGCAGACCAGTGGGAGCGCTCCGGCATCGTCACGGTAGGCCCACGCCGTCGCTGGCGCCAGATCGGCAACGAGCCTACGAACTGGCGGCTGTGGCCGCCACCCACGGCATCGAACGACTACCCGGCTACGATGGTGTTCGAGTACAACTCCAAGTTCTGGGCCAGAACGGCGCTTGGCGTCGGCATCCCGAAGTTCGTCGCGGACACCGACTACTCCGCGATTGACGCGCAGGCCATCATCCTCGCTGTAAAATGGCGTCTCTGGCAGGCCAAGGGCTTCGAGTACGGGGCCATGCAGGCCGAAGCCAACGACTATGTGGCTCGCCTTGCGGCACGGGATGGCGGTTCGCCAGATCTCACCCTCGGACGGCCGATCCGGGACACGTACCTCATCACCACCGAGAACGTGCAGGACGGCAACTTTCCGGGGCCCGGTAATCCCTGATGCGCAACACTTCGCTCATGCGCAACCGCTCCGGCGGGCGACCGGCCATGTCCGCCGCAAACGTGGCGCAGGGCTCGTCAACGCCGTCTCCAGTCGGAGGGTGGGACGCAATCTCTCCCATCGCTGCGATGCCGCCACAAAATGCTATAGCGCTGGTCAACTGGTTTCCGCAGCCTGGGTATGTCGAGCTTCGGCGCGGCTTCATTGATCATGCCGATACGGGCACTGGCGAGCCCGTTGAAACGGTCATGGCCTACCAATCCGCGGACGCGTCGCTGAACGCTCTGTTCGCCGCTTCTGATGGTGAAATCTTCGACGTGACCACTTCCACCGTGGCTTCGGTCGGCAGCGCCTTCACCTCCAACCGCTGGCAGCACACCAACTTCATCACTTCGGGCGGTTCGTTCCTTTGGATGTGCAACGGCGAGGATACGCCGCAATATTGGGATGGTGCAGCACTTGCCCCCGTGACGATAACCGGCGTGACGGCGGAGGATATGGTCTATGTTACCCCGTACCGCTCCCGACTGTGGACGGTGCTGAAGAACTCGACTGAGGCGGCATATCTGCCGGTGGACGCCATCCAGGGCACCGCAACGGCATTCGATGTGGGCGCCAACTTCCGTAACGGCGGTTATCTTCAGGCCATCGGCACATGGTCGACGGACACCAACGACGGGCCCAACGAGTTCATCGCCTTCGTCTCCCAGTTCGGGGACGTGGCGGTGTACCAGATCGAAGATCCAAGCGATGCGACGAAGGTGTTCTTTCGCGGCACGGCGTCGCTCTCTACCCCCATCGGCCGGCGCTGCCTCTGCAAGATTGGTTCAGACCTTGGGATCATCACCATTGATGGCGTCCTGCCGCTCTCCCAGGTGCTGAGCTACGACAAAGCGGCACTGCTGGGCGCGTCGATCACCAAGAACATCCGGCAGGCCATGACGGACGCCGCGCAGGCCTATTCCGAGTTCTTCGGCTGGCAGTTGGTCAGCTACCCGCGCAACACCATGGCGATCCTCAACGTCCCAGCGGTCGAGAACACGACGCAGGACCAGTTCGTCATGAACACCATCACTGGGGCGTGGGGGCGGTTCGTCGGCCAGAACGGCTCGTGCTGGGAAGTGTACGAGGATCGGGCATACTTCGGAGGCAATGACGGCATCGTGCGCCTCGCCGATGAGGCGGGTGGAGATCAGAACCAGACGCTCGAGGCCGACATGCGCTGCGCCTTCAACTACTACGGCGAGCGCGGCCGGGAGAAGCGCTGGACCATGATCCGGCCATCCATCACCATCGATAGCACGTTCCCGGTGCAGCCCTTCATCGGGCTCAACGTCGACTTTGGCGAGAATGCCGAACTGTCCCCGGTGGAATTCGATAGCGGGGCGGCTCTGGCGCTGTGGGATAGCGCCATCTGGGATAATGCTCAATGGCCCGGCATCTCGACGCAGGCCAACTGGTTCTCGATTGGCGGGCTGGGCTATTGCGCCTCGGTGCGTATGACGGTGACTATCCCGTGGTCGGCCGACTTGCTGTCCGAGCGCTCGCTGAAGGTGAACGGCTTCGACATGCTTTACGCCTACGGATCGTTCATCTGATGCAGCCCGTGTTCGGCTATGACGCTGAGGTAGCGGCATGGGCTGGCGCACAGCTTGGCGTGTCGTTCCAGCAGCCATTCCGGGCGATGGGCGTGATCGACGGCCAGGGCATCTTGCGGGGCGCCACGGTGTTCAACGAGCACTATAGCGGCGGCAACATCGAGATGACGTTGGTTGGCCCTGGCATGCTCACCTGGCGGGTGCAGAAGGCCATCATGCAGTTCTCGTTCGTCACGTGTGGGGCTTCCCGCCTGATGGCGCGTACGGCGCGAAGAAACGCGGTTGTACGCCGGCTGCTGCCCAAGGCTGGCTTCGAGTTCGAGGGCGTGCAGAAACGCTATTTCGGCCCTGAGAAGGGCGATGACGCATTGGTCTATGTCCTGTTCCGCGAGCGGGCAGGGAAGTGGTTGGAGAACTGACGTGCAAGCACCGAAAATGCCCGACCCGATGAAGACGGCGCAGGCGCAGACGCAGATGAACCGCGACACTGCGATTGCCCAGCAGAATATGAATATGGTGGACCAGACCGGCCCGTTGGGCTCGACCACCTACAAGCAGATCGGCACCAACCCGGACGGTACGCCCAAGTTCGGCCAGACCACGGCCCTCAACGGGCAGGCGCAGAGCGTGGTTGATAACACGCTCAACACCCTGTCCCAGCCCTTCACGATGGACACCGACGCCATCGAAAGCCGACTGATGGATCTGTCGAGCGCGCGGGTTAATCCCATGCTCGAGCAGCGCCGCGCCTCCACCGAGCAATCGCTGATGAATCGCGGCGTGCGGCCGGGGACGGAAGCCTACAATAACGCCATGCGTGCGGTCACCGAGGGCGAGAACGACCAGTGGAACCAGATGGCGCTCACTGGCCGCAATCAGGCCATCGCCGAGCTGCTGCAGGGCCGCAACCAGCCGCTGAACGAGATGAACGCCATGCTGAGCGGCAACCAGATCAATGCCCCGACGCCGCAGGCCGGGGTGGCGCCTACCGACTACATGGGTCTCGTTGGCAACAAGTACGCCGCGGACACCAAGCAGTACGGCGACATGTGGAACGGCATCGGGCAGCTCGCGGGGGCGGCTGGTGGCTGGATGTTCTCCGACAAGCGGCTCAAGACCGACATTCATGCGACGGGCGAGGAAACTGAGGACGGCATCCCGCTCAAAACCTTCCGCTACAAGGGCAGCCCGATGATGCACCTTGGCGTCATGGCGCAGGAGGCGAAGCAGAAGCGTCCCGATGCCGTGCGTAGGGGGCCGGGCGGCTTCATGATGGTCAATTACGACCGCGTGGGAGCCTGACATGGCATTGATCGGCGAAGCGAACTCCGGCGCCTACAGCCGCGCGGACGTTGATCGGAAGCGCAAGCTTGCCGAGATGCTGATGCGGGATGACTTCCAGGCTCGGGAGCCGTTCGGCGCTCTTGCCAAGGCTCTGACCGGTGCTCGTGCTGGGTTTGAGAACTCCCAGGCCGACGCTGGCGAGAAGCAGGGCAACCAGATCATGGCCAATCTGCTCCAGAACAAGGACTGGCAGGGCGTCATGGGCAGTGAGTGGGCCACACCGCAGAACCTGCAGATGGCGTCGATGCTGGAGGGCAGGGACTGGCAGGTTGCCGACCGCAATGCCGGTTGGGCGCGGGAGGATGCTCGATACGCCCAAGAGCGCGCGGATGCGCAGGCCGCAGCCTCGCGCCCAGACTATGGGTTTGAAACCATCAACGGCGACATTGTCGCGTTCGACAAGCGCAACCCTGGCTCAGGTGTCCAGACGGTGTTCGACGGCCCTGACCAGGCTACCTCCTTCAGGCCGATGACCGCAGAGGAAAAGGCCGCGGCCGGCCTTCCCCCTGACGTTCCGGCGCAGATCGGCCCAGATGGGAAAATCGATGTGATCGGCGGCCGCGGCGTGAACGTTGACGTCAACAACATGGGCAACATCCCATCAGGCTACAAGGTTGACTACGACGCAGACGGCAACCCAGTCAGCATGTCTCCGATCCCTGGTTCGCCCGCCGCCCTAGAGGCCGACGCGGCTACGCGAAAGCTCGAGACTGGGGCCGGGCGGAAGGATACGATGACGGATACCATCATCGCGGCTGCCGCCGATGCGCGAAAGCTGGCCACCGAGGGGAATACCGGTTTGTCCGGCGCGGTTGCCGGGATTAACCCAGTGACGCAAGCGGCGGAACTGAGGCGCCAGACCGACGTGCTTAAGGCGAACGCCACCATTGAGAACTTGGCGGCGATGCGCGCGGCCAGCCCGACTGGCGGTGCTTTGGGCAGCGTCACCGAGAAGGAGAACGCCATGCTTGCGGCGGCGGCCGGCGCTATTGATCCGAACTCCAGCCGCGGTGATTACGTTAAGGCGTTGGACAACTACGAGCGCACCCTTTTGCGCATCGTTCACGGGCCAGAAGCAGGCGACAGGATTTTTAACGAAAGCCGAGCCCCAACCGACTACAAAAGCAAGTACGGGCTTGAATAGAGATGGCCGACCTCGCTCGTATCAAGCGCAACGTCGCCAAAATGGCGGGGCAGGGAGCCCCGGAGGCCGATATTGACGGGTACATTGCGTCTGAGGGCGTAACCGTCGATCAGGTACGGGATTTCAAGCCGCAGGGCCAGGCTCCCGCGTCGCCAATGTCGCCCGGCAGCGAGCAGTTCAACGAACTGGCAGGGTGGGCATCCCCCCATAATCAGCCATCGTTCGGAGACAACATCGAGGCACTGCAGGCCAAGATTCCGCAGGGGATAACCTTTGGCTTCGCCGACGAGATGAATGCCGGCGTCCAGACTGTTCCCCGCGTCATAGGGCAGATGCTCCGGGGGCAACCCGCTGATTTCGGGAAAGCCTACGGCGAAGGGCTAGAGGACACCCGCGCCTATATTGACGAGCGCGCCAATAAGGCGCCGAACGCCGCACTTATTGGCGAACTGCTCGGTGGCGCGATGACTGGCAGCACACTTATGAAGGCTGGGCTCACGCTCATGAAGCCCGGAGCGTCGTTGCCCGGTGCCGTGCTCCGGGGCGGCACGGAAGGGGCTGCCTATGGAGGGGTGAGCGGCTTTGGCAACAGTGAAGCAACGGACCTGACGGGTCGCTTCGGGGATGCCCTGGAAGGGGCGTACTGGGGGGCGGGGACCGGTTCGCTACTGAGCGGAGCGTCAGCAGTCGGGTCGGGGGTCGGCAAGAAAGCCGCGGTTCCCACCGTTGATGAACTGAAGGACGAAGCGCGAGCCCTGTACAAGCAAGCGGACGCCAGCGGAGTGACGTTCGACAAAGGGGAGGTCAAGCAAGCCGCCGACGATATCGCCGCCAAGGTTCTGTCCGAAGGCATCGACCCGACGCTGCACCCCCGCGCGACGGCGGCCCTTAAGAGGTTGCAAGAGGCCGGCGCCACCGGCATGACCATTAAGGACGCGCAGACCATGCGGCGCGTCTTGGCGGCAGCTGCCAAGGATCCGATGAATCCCGACGAGCAGCGTATCGCCAAGATCATGATCGACAAGTTCGATGACATGGTCTCGAGCAAGAGCCCCGAACTGGCCAAAGCCCGCGAAATCTATCGGACGGCCAAAAAGGGGGAACTGATAGAGACAGCGATCGAACTCGCGAAATCCCGCGCGAACCAGTTCAGCCAGTCGGGCATGGAGAACGCCCTCCGCACCGAGTTCCGCTATCTCCAGCGGCAGATTATCAAGGGTCAGTTGAAGGGGCTGACGCAGGCGGAGGTTGACGCGATCAACAAGGTTGCAGATGGCGGCACGCTGGACAACATCGCCCGCTACGTAGGCAAGGCGGCCCCGACAGGCGCGGTGAGCTTCATGGCCGGTGGCGGCGTGCCATTCATGGCGGGAAACGCAATTGGCGGGCCAGGCGTGGGCGCGGCGGCCTCAGGCGCGACGATGGCGACGGGCTTGGCAGGCAGAGCAGCGGCTGAGGCCCTCACTAAGAGGAACGCGCTGGCAGCCGCTCTAACGGCTCGCAATGGAGGTGTTGCAGTGCCTAAAGCGCGAATGACGCCTCAGCAGATGGCGATAGCTCAGGCGTTGATTGCAGCCGGGGGCACGCAAGGCGATCAAGTCCCCTTCCGCCTGCCGGCTTTCACCACGGCCAGGTAATGTCTCGCAGATACGACGCGACCGGGCGCAGAAGGACGGCCACGAGTAGGCCTAAGCCGAGCCAGGCGAACAACGTCATCAGTCGTGGCAGGGCGTCAGGCTTGACCGCTGGCTCCCCCGGCAGCGGATCAGCTCGGTAGTCTTTCGGCTCAAGATCAATCTGCATCCGCCACAAATAGACCCTCCCAAACCTTCGGACAAGTCACCATGGCTCAGTGGTCACCACAGCAGCTGCAGCAAATGGCTGCGCTGTTGCAGGGCACGCACAACACCCTCGCAGTTGATCAGGCTTTGGCCGGCGCCCCGACGCAACGCTGGGCTGTCGACGCCCAAGGCCAGCGGGTTGACCCCTATGCCGCCAACCCAGCGACAGCTGCTATCGAGAGCGCAGTGCCGCGAGGGCCCGTTATGCCACCCCAGGCTCCCACAATGGCCTATGCCGGTGGAGCGCCTAGCCCGACGCCAGAGGCAGCGCCGCAGCCAGCGCAGGCGTCCGGACGGATGCGGTTCAACCCGCTCTTCGGCACGCCCGCTGGTGCGTTGCTCAACCTGTTCGGCGGCAAGGGTCGCCCCGGCGGGCTCATGGATCTGATGGCGAAGATGCCCGCCATGAACGCCGCTCAGCGCTACGCGGCCGCAAATAGCGGGCCCGGCTCGGTCGCAGCTATGGAACTCAAGCACAGCGGCGCCAGCCGGAACCCGCAGAGCGGCAGCCCTGCCGGAACCCGCGAATACGCCAGCGGCGGTCGGTAAAGAGAAGGAAGAAGTAGATGCCCCGTTCCGGTCCCCCAACCTACACCTACACCCTACCGCCGATCTATCTCGCAATCCCTGGCACGACAATCACTGCTGCGCAGCACAACGACCCGCTGCAGGACATTGCCTCAACGTTCAACAGTGTTCAGCCCGTGGTGTGGGGCGGCACTGGCGCGCCAAACGCGGCGGGGGCCAGGGCAAATCTCGGATTAGTACCGGGAACGGACGTTGCAGGTCTTACCACCGCTAACGTGTTCACCGCGAACCAGACGGTTCGCCTATCCGACGACGGGGCGGCGGCTGGGCCGTTGCTGACACTCGACCGCTTGTCGGCCAGCCCAGCTGCTAGTGATCTCCTCGGCGAGGTGGTGTTCAGCGGCCGCGACAGCGGCGCGGCAACGCAGACCTATGGATTGATCGGCGCTGAGATCGTTGACGCAACAGCCGCGAGCGAGGATGGCAGGTTGTTCCTGCAATCGGTGGTTGCCGGCGCCCTGGCAACGCGTGCCTACGTTGGTGCTGGGATCTATTCGTTGAGCGCCTTCGGGGGGGACCCTGGGGCCGGGTCCCTGAATTTTCAGGGCTACAGCCTGAACGGCACATCGACGTTCGCTAGCGGGCTGATCTACGGGTGTTCCATCGCAAACAACGTCACCGACGCCACGAACGATATCGACTTTGGCGCAGGCAAGTGCGCCGACAGCACCAATGCAGCTTACCTCGTTGCCTCAGCATTGACAAAGCGGTTGGACGGTGCATGGGCGGTTGGTACCAACCAGGGCGGCTTGTTCTCGGGCTCCATCGCCAACACCACCTATCATTGCTTTATCATCATGCGCCCTGATACCGGCGTGGTGGACGCCGGTTTTGACACCAGCGTTACGGCCGCGAACCGTCCGGTTGCCTACACCTACTATCGCCGGGTTGGGTCAATCGTTCGGACGGGCGGCACGATCAAGACGTTCTTGCAGAACGGAGACTACTTCACTTGGATGGTCGGGACCCTGGACTACGACGCATCACCGCCGACCTCTGCCACTTCCGTTTCGCTTACATTGCCCGCGGGGCTCGTGCTTCAAGCGCGATTGAATGCCTCCATCATCGCCGATAATCCTGGCAACGTCACGGCCTACTATCTGCTGAGCGAACTGGCGCAGACCGATACCTCTCCGTCGTCGTCGGTCTACACCTTCTCTGGGCGAAGCGACGATTCGTCTGATCAGATTAGCGCGTCAGCATCCAATGTGGTGCTCAGCACGAACACCAGCGGTCAAGTTCGGTTGCGCGCCAGTTCTGGCGCTGGTGGCATTTCTGTGTTTACGGTCGGCTGGATCGATCGGCGCGGACGGTTGGCTTAACCTTCGGCCGGCTGTATTGTTTGCGGTATGGCCTCAGTCACGACGTTCGTAATTCACTTGGATCGCTCCCGCGATAGGGTTGGCGTCGTTGACGCTATTCGGGACAACAGCATTTTCCCTACTACGGTGATCAACGCAGTCGACGGGCAACGGCTGGCGTCCGAGCATGTGGCGCGTCTGGCTGAGAGGCTCGTACGACCGTACTACCCATTCCGCATGCTTCCGGCCGAGGTGGGTTGCTTCTTGAGCCATCGACTGGCGTGGGCCGCAATAGCCAGCGGTTCGACGGACTTCGGGTTGGTGTTCGAAGATGACGCCGAGATCGAAGACCCATCATTCTGGAACTTGGTAGCTTGGGCAAGCACTGTGGCGACAACCACCGATTGCGTCCGGCTTTCCCACGGTGTCGAAATGGGGAAGGAGCTTAAGCGGCACGGGGAATGGGTCATCAGCGTACCGGAATTTGTGGGGCTACGAGCAACTTGCCAATTAGTCGGGCGCGATGCCGCTGCGGCGCTCCTCAAGGCGACTGCAGTGTTTGACCGCCCCGTAGATGTAGTCCTGCAGATGGTGTGGGAGCACAAAGTACGTGTCCTCTCCGTCAGCCCAGTGCTGGTGAGGCCAGGCGCGATGGCAGCTATGTCTACCATCCAGAAGCGCCAGAAGTCCGTCCTAAGTCGCCTACATCACGAGATCGCTAGGCCGATCTATCGTCAGCAAATTCGTCGTTTGAGCCGGCGCCACGGGTCGCGAGTCCTAGGCTGATTTTGGGCGTCTAGCCCCCTTCAACATCCCCGGAGTTATCCATGAACCCCAACGTGCCCGCTGGCGCGGCGATCCTGCTCGACTTCATCGGGGGCATCGAGGCCCCGAAGGGCTACGGCACCATCTACGCCAACAAGCAGGATAAGCTCCCGACGCCTCTCATCGAGATGACGCTGGACGAAATCCAGACGGCGCAAGTCACCTGGTCGAAGCGCAATGGCTCGTCAGCGGCCGGCCGGTACCAGTTTATGCGAGCGACCCTCCGCGGCCTCATGGGTGATCTCGGGCTGCGCGGCTCGCAGAAGCTGACGCCCGACCTGCAAGACGCGCTCGGCTACGAGTTGCTGAAGCGCCGTGGCTACGTCAACTTCGCTGCCGGCACGCTGTCGCTCCGCGCCTTCGGCAACAACCTCGCCAAGGAATGGGCATCGCTCCCGGTCCTGACCGACACGAAGGGGCAGAAGCGCGACGTGAAGCGCGGCGAGACCTATTACGCTGCCGATGGCCTCAACAAGGTTCTGACGACGCCGGAGAAGGTCGAGGCGGCCCTGACGAAGGCGCTGAGCGCTCTGCCGGCTTCTCCCGCGCCAATCCCCGTCCCAAAGCCCTCACCGCCTCTCACGCCCGCCCCGGCACCCCGTATCGGCTTCTGGCAGGCGCTCCTCAACATCATCCTCGCTCTCTTCACAAGGAAACCGCTATGACCCTCTCCGAGTTCAAAGCCTGGTTCGAAGGCTTCTCCGAAGGCATCGATACCGCCCCGACCGAGGCGCAGTTCGCCAAGATCAAGGCCAAGGTGGCGCTGATCGACGGTGCGCCGATCACATATCCCGTGTTCATCGACTGGTACCGGCACTACTACGACGGCATCTGGACCGCGCCCTACTATCGCGAGCCCTACATCCGCTACGCCACGAGCAATAGCGGCGGGCAGTTGACCGCGAACCTTTCCGTCGTCGGCCGCAACGACGGTATCGGCGTCTGCAACTTCGAGCAGGTCGAGCCTGCATCGAAGGGCGACAGCCAAACCCTCACGTTCGACAGCCACGCCGCGATGCTTGAGCTGGGCCGCGTGGAGGCGCTGAACTGATGGACCTCGCACCCCTCGCGCGCATCATCGTCCGCTATGCTGCCGGCGCTCTTGTCGCCAAAGGCATCTTCCCCGCCGATACCGGCTCAACGCTCGCCGTCGACCCTGACGTGATCAACTACGTCAACGTCGGCCTCGGGCTCGCGCTCGGTGGTGCCACCGAGTTCTACTATTGGCTGGCCCGCAGGTTCGGATGGGCCAAATGAGCTGCGGGCTCCTCGACCTGGGCTGCTACGTCGACAGCGGCATTCAGAGCCTTGTCAGCATCGTGCCGTTTGGCGCCAGCGGGGCCATCTTCCTCGCCGGGATGATTGCTGGCGCCGCGCTCGGCCGCTGGGGCGTCGCCGCGGTGATCGTGGCTGCTGGTGCGCTGAAGTACGCCGATCGCGAGCACGAGCAGATCAAGCCGGGCTCACCGGAAGCCGCGCCGCCGATCCCAAAGCGCAAGAAGGGAAAGACGCTGTTCTGAAGCGGCCTCCGGTGGCGGTTGCAACGCCTCCGAAGGCCTAGACACCACCCGAGCCTAAGGAGCCCGGAATAATGCCTGGAATCCATATTGACCACGACGCGTTGAGGAACCGTGCACGACCATGAACGAGGTTCACGAGATGACCCTAGATCAGTTCGTCCGATCCAAGTGGTTCATAGCTTCGGCGAGGACGATGGCTATCGTAGGTGGCGCTGCGGTAACGCTAGGCGGTACGTTCGTCACCTGGGCGGTGCTGGACACCAAGGCGCAGTCCGCTGCCGCCGTGTCGACCGTTTCGCGCGTCGAGATCGTGCAGGAGCAGCGGGCCGACAAGGCCGATAGCTTCCAAACGGCAATCACCAAGCGCGTCGACCGCGTCGAGGACAAGTTGGACGCCGCGAACATGGCTCTCGGCGAAATCCGCGGCATCGTCTCGGAGCTTGCTCGGAACGACGCTCAGGAAGCGCGCTGGCTCGCTCGAACTACGCCGCTGACCGAGCGATGATTCGCACAGTTCTCGCTGTCTTGCTTATCCTTATGGGCTCAGAGGGGATGGCAGCGTGTGGAACAGCGTCGTTCTATGGGGCTGCCCACCACGGGAAGCTCATGGCCAACGGCCGGCCCTTCAACATGAACGCCATGACTGCCGCGTCTTGGGCATATCCGCTAGGCACAGTCGTGAAGGTAAGGAGCCAGCGTACCGGTAAGGAAATCCGGGTCACGATTGCCGACCGTGGCCCAGCGAAGCGGCTTGGGAGGGTGATCGACCTGTCTCGAGCGGCTTTTGCCAAGCTGGCCCCTCTGACGAGCGGACTGACGAAGGTCTGCGTTACGCTGGTTCGGTAGCCTTCGGCTCGTTATAGCGCATCGTACCCTCGTAGTCCGACACCTGATAGTCTGCTGGCAGGTAGCCCCACCCGATGATGCCGTGGCCGTTGTTGAAACGGGCCTCTACCGTGTAATCGCCAGTCTCGTCTTCCCACCAGCCTTCCTCGCTGTGCTTGATGTGGACGCCGGTATGCCCGCTTGCGTAGTGCGTCCGCACCCACCTTCCGCTCGGCGCTGCGTCGATTGGCATCCAATCGGCCATCCCTTCGTCTCCTCGTCTTCCCTGCCCTATATAGGGGCTAGTATGGCCAACGAACGCCAGTAACGCTCGGTGCCAGTATGGCCTTTAGACTGTCTCTCTGTCGCTCAGCATGCTGGACGGCAACCCGGAATGCCTTTTGAGGGTCAACCCAGAATGTACCGGGCACGGCCCTGCGACAAGCGGCACGCGCCTCCGCGAACGTTGGCGCGCGCACGTAGGAGTAGAAGCTGTTGCCGCCGCGCTCGTCGTCAGCGACCTTGTTCTCGGACATGTGCTGACGGATGGCGGCGTTCCGATTTGCCTGCCTAAGTGCCATCGATCGGTTCATTTCGCTTCCCTTTCCAGCCTTCGCAGGCTACACTAAAACGCTCGAAAACACCAAGGATTTCGGGCTTTTCGTATGGTCGTCCACTACTCGCTGGCGTACTTAAAGGCAGACGGCGCGACCCTTCGACTCTATTGCGAAGAGCCGCCGAAGCCGGGAGAAGATCCATGCCGGCACGCAGCAGACGGAGATTGGGATACGCTCATAGCCAAGTTCGGCGCTGACTTCGTCATTCCAGACAACCACGCTCACTTCATCTCGAAACTTCGCTGCGCCAAGTGCGGAGGCAAAACTGTCTCCATCACCCTTCATCCCGGTAAGGAGCCGGGGAGGTACTGAGGTCATTGCGGCTCTGCCGAAGTAGGGGGAGGTGGAGGCAACGGCATCCAGTGCGTAGGCGGCCACCACGTCGTGTTGAACTTGCCGAAGCCGATGAACCCAGCCATCATCCCCGGTGTGCGATACCAGTCGACGGCGATTAGCCCCTCGTGGTTTGCGCTGTTGTTGTTTCCGGTGAACCTGCCGACCAGTAGTTTTGTCCCATCCTTCGGCGCAGTCTCAATCGGTTGCCACCCGCTCATTTCGGCTCCCATCGATAAATCTCCTTCGCCTTCGTCCTAAGCCACTCAAGGGCCTCGGCTTCCGACCTAACAATCTCCCGCTCCCGTACCGGATTGCCGATTGTGACGCCCCACGCCCCATCCGGAAGCCAGGAGATAGATCCCGGTATTTCGGCGTCGTGGAGGGATTGGAGCACATAGACCGAGTAGCCATCGGAGACGATCTCCACGCTGACTCGGAGGCTTTCGTTCATTACCTCGCGCTCCCAAGGCTCCAAGTGCCGGGGAGTGTCACTCTGGTTCAATTCAGCGCCTCGTTCCATTCTAGCCAAGCTTGGTTGACCATCTCAGCGACGAGATCGTCGTCGTCCTTAGCGGCCATCGGGCCCTCGATGCTCTGGGCAAACATGCTCTCGATGCGGCCACGCGTGACAGAGCGTTGAGCGCGGTCCAAGGCCTCTTCGAGGGACAGTGTGTCGTGCCAGACGATGACGAAGAGCGTCTTCGCTTTGTCGTAGCCCATGTTGCATTTCACACCATCGAAGGCGAACGTGCAGTCGACGAAGTCTCGGGTGAGGTGCCACAGTCTATCGGCGGATACCGTCGCCCAAAGCATGCGCGGCTTCATAGGTTACGCTCCCATATCCAGTTCGCGGTCACGCCGAGCGGCTTCCACTGCCCGGTCGAACAACACCAAGATAGGCACTCGTTCCGGCGCAGGTTTGCGTCGGTCGCTCAGTTGGATGACGTTACTGGGAGTGTTCATCAGTTCACCTCAGTGCCTTCTGGGGGAGCGAGGCACTCAATGAGCGCTCTCATTTCATCCGGATCATTGCCGTGTGTGAGGCCAGACTCGAGGCGGTCACAAGCGACCCTCAGTACGCCGGCCTCTGTGTCTCCCTCCGGGGAGAGCCCCGCAAGCGCGTGCAATCTGCGCATGGTCCATTCGTCAACCCAAATTGTAATCTTCGGCATCAGGCGGTTCTCTCCGGTTCAGTTGAACAAACGCACGTGAACACACTCGGAACGAAGCACGCACACATTGGCATTGCCATTTCCGAGAAACGCCGGAAACCCGCCAGTTTGGCGTAGGGCATGCGCCTTCACACGGCGGGGGTCACAGGTTCAATCCCTGTCACACCCACCATCCAAAGCGAACCCCTGGCGCCGATCGGCTGCCGGGGGTTTTTGCTTTTCGGTCCATGACGGCATGCGGATAACCCCAGATCGCCTGGCAGGTCGAAGCCCGAGCGGACCGATCGCGCCGTTTTCTGACGGCCGCCGCCGGGGAATCAGCCCAATTTGCGCCTCTCGGCCTGATGGGCAGGGCAATCGCCTATGAGGACCGCTGAGCTCTCCGTGATCCTCCCCCGTTTTCAGGTGAAGAAGACCGAGAGGCCGGTGCGAAAATCCATATGCGATTGCCCTGCCTGAGGGGAGGCACGGTCGCCGGTGGTTGAGCGCCTCGCGCCTGAATCACCACAGGTTTGAGGGGCCTCCGGTTTGCCGGGGTGGTGGCCTGTTCACTCATCGCCGCGCCGACTTGCGCGCCAGGGTCTGCTTCGCCTCCGGTCGTCCCGACGCGGAATCAAGTGCTTCTCGGCGATCGTCTGTTGAGCATGCCCAGATGAACAGATTCGGCTCACCGAATAGAGTCGTTGCCCCCGGCTATGCAGTTGTCTTGGCTTTGCCACAAAAAATCGGCGCCAGCCGCAAGGGTGAGCCGGGCTACGCAGATACCAGTACGACACGGCATCAACTGTATGATTTTTAATGCATAAATGGCGATGGATGGACGTTTCGGCAGCGATGCAGGGCTGCAACACTTGCTGTAAGAGTCACAACTGTTGTCCTTTGAGGGCTCGATTCCTGCCACATTCCGTGGGATGGTAAGGTCGACCTTTTGGAGGGCAATTATGAAGCACATCACTACTGTACTGCTGGCCACGGTGGCCGCGGCTGGTCTGATGTCCTCGGCCTACGCCGCGGATCTGATCATCGAGGAACCCGCACCGGTTGGCGTTGTCGACGTCAGCGGTAGCTGGGACGGCGCATTCATCGGCGGTTTCGTCGGCGCTGGCTGGGGACTTGCTGATCACACTGCCGCTGGCGGTGTTGGCCCGCTGCCCGTGGGCGGCAATGACATTGATCTGAGCGGCTGGCTGCTCGGCGTTGATGCCGGTTTCAATGCCACTGTCGGTTCTGGCCTTGTGATCGGTGTCGTTGGTGACATCGCCTGGTCGAACCTCAGCGGTGAGATCGACGGTGGTAACTTTGATGGCACCACTCACACGATTGACTGGATGGGTTCGTTGCGCGGCCGTCTCGGCTTCGACGGTGGCGCCTTCCTGCCGTACCTGACCGCCGGTCTCGCAGTTGCTCACGCCGAACGCGAGTCGCCGCTTGGTCCGCAGCCGAACACTGCTGATGCAACCCACATCGGTTGGACCGTGGGTGCTGGCGTTGAGTTCGCCGTCTCCGAGGAGCTGTCGATCGACCTGCTGTACCGTTATAGCGATTACGGTGCGCAGACCTACGACTTCCCGTCGGGTACCGATCCGGAGATCGCTCTGACCTCCCACACGATCCAGGCCGGCCTGCACTGGAACTTCTAA